GTCAGATGGGTCAGAATATACGCAAATACAACGATTATAAAGGGATTGTGGCTATTTATATGCAGTTACATATATAAAGCTTGGAAATGGGGGTGTTTAGGGTATTGTTTAGGGTATTTCTGGCTCTAAAGAATGGCTCTCAATATTTTCGTAAAAAAATGGTGCAGTATATACAAAGTTGGTACTAATTTGGAACTAATTTGGAACTAACTTAAACTCATTATCAATAAATTAACCTATTTTTATGGGAAACTTTTGGGACTTTTTTGGGACTGATTTAAAATAAATTAAAAATAATTTGCAAATGATTTGGTAAAACCAAAATACTTTTTTACTTTTGATGTGAACTTTAAAATTATTATAATGAAAATAACAGAAAATATTACTATTACCAACGAAGATAATATGGAGCTTATGGCTCGTTATCCAGATAACTATTTTGATTTAGCTATTGTAGACCCTCCTTATGGCAATATAGATGCAATAGGTTTAACTGATAATAAAAAACAAAATAAACAGGCTACTAAAAGAAAAGGTTATCATTTATTTGAAAACATAGCACCTGACAACAAATACTATTTAGAACTTGAAAGAGTTAGCAAAAATCAAATAATTTGGGGAGGTAATTTTTTAGGTCTTTGTGGTGGTGTAATTGTGTGGAATAAAAACGGTACTGCATTTGGGGAAGGCGAAATTGCTGTATGCTCAACTCATAAAAGCGTACAAATATTTGAGTTTACTTGGAATGGAATGTTACAAGGCGATATGAAAAACAAAGAAATAAGAATCCACCCAACACAAAAACCAGTAGCATTATACAAATGGATTTTAGATAAATACGCTAAAGAAAACGATAAAATACTCGATACTCACTTGGGTTCTGGAAGTATTGCGATAGCTTGCCACGATTACGGATTTGAATTGACCGCTTGCGAATTAGATAAAGAGTATTACGACAAAGCTATTAAACGCATAAAAGACCACATTTCACAAATTAAATTAGAACTTTAAAATTAAATAACATGGAAAAAGAATTTAACCCTTACGAATTAGCATTAGCTTTAAAAGAATTAGGATTTGATGAACATTGTTTATTTTATTACACAAAAGATTTCAAAATCAGTCATAGTATGATGACTGATACTATTGTTATTTGTAATTTTAATAAAAATGGTAAACTATCAGCACCACTTTACCAACAAGCATTTAGATGGTTTAGAGAGAAGTATAATATAGTGCATACAGTTTATTCAAATGCGAGTGGTTATATGTGGGAACTTCACTACAATACAGAAAGAGGAGGTACTCATATTTGCGATTCTGCGGAAAGTGGAGATTGTGAAATGAGTGGTATGTTTACAACTTATGAAAAAGCAGAAATTAAGTGTTTGAAAAAATTAATAGAAATTGTAAAAAACAAATAGTTATGAAGTTAGTAGTTTGTAACTGTTGTGGTTTTGAAAAAAAACATCAAGCGAAAGGTATGTGTAAGCCTTGTTATTGTAAAACTGATGAATACAAGCAAATGAAAAAAGATTGGGATAAAAAATATCAATCTAAAAATAAATCTCACATTAACGAAGTCAGGAAAGTCAGAAGAAAAAGTGAAGCATATAAAGAATCGGATGAGTATATTAAATTTATAATATATAATGCTTATAAAATACCAAGAAACGTGTCAATCCAACACCCTTATTTCATTGAATCAAAAAAAGCTGAATTAAAACTAAAAAGAGTAATTAAAAAAATAAAAAAAGATGAGTGATAAAAAATATTTAAAACCAAATAATCAAAAAGCTTTATATAATACATCTATGATTATTTTAACTGATTTATTAAATAAAGAAATAGATATTCAAAGAGCTGAAGTTGCTAATAATTTAATTGGAAACGCCAATAGAGCATTTGCATTAGAAATTAAATATGCTGAACTAACAAAGCAACCTGTTAGAGTTATTGAAAGTAAAAATTTTGTAGAAGAAAAATAATTAATAAAAAATTAACTTCTTTTTATAAAACCAAAGAACTTTTTTATTATCTTTGATACGAACTTTAAAACATAACAAATCATGTCAAACGAAAATCAATTACAAGAAGTAAAGGAAACTTTACAAGTACAAAGTGTTGTCATTCCAGAAAATTGGAAAAAAAATCAAGAGCAAAAAGGATTAGGATTTTTAAATTGGATGGCGTACCATATTAAGTCTGAAAAATACATAAACGACCAAGAAATGTCGGATGCTCTATTAAGATTAAATTAATAATTTTTAAAACTAAAAAAAATGGCTGTAAGACAAACATCTATTGATTGTTATAATCAAATAAAAGCGAATGGTTTATTATCGAATTTAAGGCTACTTACATATCACGCTATATTAAATTCAGCACCTTGTACCGCTGGAGAATTACAAAAATACATTGATATAAATGAAATAAAAGTAAAACACTCTTGGAAATTATTATCACAATTAAGAGATTTAGGAGTTATTTACGAAAAATCAATAAAAGAATGTAGTGTAACTGGTAGAAATGTCATAGAATGGGATTTAACAGATAAATTACCTATAAAAAAAGAAAACAAACTTATTGTTACCAAAAAACAAAAGATACAAGAAATACTTAATGACATTAGTGATTTTGGCAAAACCCTATCTAATGAGCAAGATAAAATAGCTTTAAGAAATATTTATATTAAAATTAAAGCTTTAGGATAACGTTTCTCGGCTTTGCGAAGGCAAGGGATAACAAGCACTAAACTTTAAAATTAGCACAAATGATTGATAGAAATACAAATGTTCAAATAACCGATGAAACCCTTGCTTTTGCAAAACCGATGTTATGCGAAGGTGCGGATAGTTTTAACTTACTTTTTTCTACACCAAAGGAAATAAAATTTGTAGATGTGAAGTTTGATTTTGAATTATCAACAGACCATTTCATTGAATGGTTAAAAGCAGAAGGAGAAGAAGTTATAGGAGATTACAAAATAGATGTTTCTTCAATGTGTGAATATTCTTGTTTGTATGCTTCAATGATGTTATCAGATAAAGAACTTAAAGGTGATATGAAAATCTATTATGGTAAGTTTGGATTTTGGGAACATTATTGGTTAGGATATACTTTTAATGGTCAAGAATATTTTATTGATTTAACATTACAACAGTTTAATCAGAACGCACCTAAATTAGCTGTATCAAAAGCAAGTAACGAAAGGGTAAGTGGTAGTTATTCTTCATTAAGTGATGGTGAGCCAATTAAGGACTATTTAGAACGACAGAGAGCATTTATGTTCTATACTAATCCTAAAACAATGGAGAAACCTCAATATAAGGTAGGATGGTAGCACTTTTGCATAACTACAAGATAACACCAATTCAATAAATTGCACCTTATGAAAACGCTTGATATAACTGACAAAGGAAAAAGGCTTTGCGACTTCGTAACTGAAAAAACAATGAATAACATTTTTGGTTTTATTTTTTTTAGTACATTTGAAAAAAATTAGTTATGGATTCAAACACAAAAAAGATTTTGTATTACGGAGGTGGTGCAATTTTAGTTGGTGCGGTTGCTTTTTTCGTATATTCTTTCTTTAAAAAAGACGAATTAGTATTAGGCAATACAGCTTTATCATTAGGAGAAGAAGAACCAACTGAAGGTACAAAAACTGGAGGTTTTATAGCTCCAAAAATTGAATTTTCTGAAGGAATTAAATATGAGCAAACGCCATTAAAAGACCTTTGGAATAAGTTAAAATAGATGTTTTTATATCTAAAAAAAAGAATAGTGGTACTTGTTACCACTTTTTTTACCGATTATTATAAAATTAAAACCAAAAAACAATATGTCAGGACACAAAAATTTAAAAATGGAAATCCTTGAATTACGCAAACAAGGTAAAAGTTATAGAGAGATTGAAAAAAGATTAAATTGTGTCAGAAGTACTATACACTACCATTGTAATAAGCATAACGTTACAGATAATGGAAAAAAAAGATATGCCATTACAAACGAAACAAAGCTTGCTATTTCTAATTATTGCAAACTTAATACTACTTCTCAAGCACAAAAATATTTCAATGTTTCAAAATCTACAATTTTCAAATTTAGAAATTTTCAATTAGAAAAAGATGAGCAAGAATAAACCTACACCTAAAAAGGTAAAAAAGCCAAACGGCAGAAAGACTTGGCTGAAAGTAGCTAAAAAAGTTCACGAACTTAATAAAAAAGAAAAGTTAGGTTGGACTTGGAGCGAGAGTATGCGTTTTGCATCAAAAAAAGTTTATCCTAAATTTAAGGGTCAAGCACATACAAAGGTAAAATTAGCAGATATAACAAGTGAGTTTAAAGTTAATTTAGATGATTTTGGAAAAACACCCCCACCTACACCAAAACCTATTGAGAATTGTTTTTCGGCTCTTGATGTTCCTGCTATTGATTTAATTGATAGAGAGTGGTTTATGATTGGAGATAGTGATGTTTGGGATGTTTTTGACCCTAATTTACCTATGCGTTTTTCTTTTGATGGAATAATTGATACTGGTATTATTAAAAAGTCTTTTATGCCTGATATGATAGATATTAGAGAGCAGATGAGAAAAATTTATGGGAATGTTTCTCCTACTCCAATAGTTATATTTAAAATTTTACTTCAACCGAATAAAAAAAATGATGGTAAACCTTGTAGCTATTATGTTTTGGTAACTATTGATAAATCTTCTTTAGATTTAGAAACAGACAAAGAGGAAATTTTTACTGAAACTAAATTAGAAGATTTGCCAGAAGATAAAAGGCAACAAAGACTTTTAAGAGAAGAAGAAAAAAAGAAAGAAAAAAAAGATAAAGAAAAAAGAAGAAAAGCAGAATCAAGATTAAAGCCTAAAGAGGTAGAGCCAAAAAGTGTTACTAAATCAAAAGCAAAAATTGAAGATATTCCTAAAGCACCTACTGATAAAAATATTGATTTAGAAATTTTAAGACTACAAAGAGATAGACAAGAAAGTTTTGAACGTACTATGGATGCTTTGAGAAAAGATTTTGAAAAAGGGTTAATTACCAAAAGACAATTCAATCAAAGACAACAACAAATTATAGATAAGTTTGAAAAAGGCGGTAAGATATATTAATTATGAAAAAACAATTTAAAAATTTTTCGTGTGATAGAACTTTTAAAAAATTAGTAGGTGGAAAACAAAATTTTTTAATCAGAAAAGGTAGCGATATTAATCAAATTATTTTTGGAGATAATCACTATCTTTTTGCTACCGAAAATAAAAATTTTCCAAAAAACAAGTTGTATTTATTTAAAATGGTCAATGATGATGTGAAAAAATTTATTGATAATAATCCATTTATCGACTTGCCACCTCAAAAAAAAATAAAAGATTTTAACTACGACTATGACGATGAAGTAGGAACTATTACTGGAACTGATTTAGACCATGCCTATTGGAGAATAGCTTACGTTAAGGGTTACATTTCTAAAAAAACCTATCAACATGGTATTAAAGATGAAAAATCAAAAAATATTCGTTTGGCTACATTAGGAGTATTGGGTACAGAAAAAAAATATGAGCGATATGAGAACGGAGAATGTATTGGAACGGTTGTCTTAAAAAAAGAAAATAAAGCAATGAAATTGATTTACAAAGATATTCGTTTGAGTTGCTTTTTTATGATGTACGAATTATCAATTCTTTTAGGCGAAAACTTTGAGAGCTGGAACACCGACTGTATTTACTATCGTGATAGCTTTGAAAACAGAAAATTAGTTCACGATTTTTTTGATATGCACAATATGTTATATAAGCAATTAACCTATAATACAATTGATTCATTCAAAGAATTTCAAGATTAAAATATTATCTAATAAAATATTTTATATTATATTAAATATGTTTTATTTTATTAGATAAATTTTATTATATTTGTAATTATAAAACCAAGCCAAGATGGATTTAACAACAACACCTTTTGATAGTAATCTATTAAGAAAGAAATGTGAATTTTTTACATTTGAAGAAAGCGGAATACATATAACTATGTTATCCCCTATTAATTCTGAAATTAACTCTGGACACAACTATATGTTTGGAACTTTTAAAAATAATCAATTTTATTGGTTTTTTGGAGGTAAGTCAATTGCGAAATCAAGACAAATGATGAGAGATATTTATTATGAGATAACAGAAAACATAACCGACAAAGACCAAGTGATTTTTGTATTTAAAGGAAATATTTATGGAAGTAGAATTTAAAAAATTACCAAGCACATACGCTAAAGTCAAGTTTTTACTTGACAAAATGCCTGATTTGAGATTCGATTCAGATAAAACTATTTTTACCTACTATTTTTATGAGTTAGGTATGGATAAAATTAACGAAATGAGTGGGTATGATGTATTTACTTATTTCAATAGCAAATACACAGAAAAAACCGCTAAAATAGATAGTATATCGAGAGCAAGAAGGCTAATACTTCAAAGGTTTCCAGAATTTAAAGCAAAACCTACTGAAGAAGAACCTAAAACATTATTCAAAGTAAAAAATCATGATTAATTTTTTGTAAAACCAAAAAACATTCGTAGTTTTGATACGAACTTTAAAACTTAATTAAAATGCAAGTTACCTTAATTACAACCGAAGGAGAAATTAAAAAAGTAAATATTAAATCTTTTAAAGATGCGAAACACTTTGTTTCAAAAGATTTTTACGAAAGTCCTATTGAAATGTTAACAATGGATGATGGTATATTAATGTTATTAGACGAAGAAGGCAAATTAAAGGGATTAAAATTTAATCAAGAAGCTACTCGTAGAGCTAAAGATGATAATTTAATTTACCCAAGCGACTTTATAGCTGGAAACGTTATAATTGTTGATGATGTAGATGAGTTTGATAGTTTGGATTACCAAGAATAAAAAAAGAGGTGCGGAAACACCCCTTTTAATTTTCCAAGAAACTTTAATAACGACACTAATGGATAAAAGTGTAATTTCAACAAATATACAATTGTTTCAATTATAATGTTTTTCTATAAATTAATTTATTCAAAACAAAAACCAAATAAAATAGTTTACTTTGAAAACAAGATTTTATAAATACTTTTTTTTAGGTCTTGAAAAGCCAATTATAATGGAAGCTGAAAGCAAAAACGATGCAGACCAAATGCTTGTTGAATTGCAATACAAATCTAAAACTCCAATAGATATTAATAGACTTATAGATGTTCGTGTAGAAACGCCAATAGCAGGTATTTCAACTCGAAAAAGAAATGACATAAGTTACGTTTGGGTCGGCAAAGAATATACTCGAAATGGATGGCTCGAACAAGAAGAATACGATAAAATAAATAACTTGAACAAAAAATAAAATGAAAATCTCTCAATCATTCGTAAAAGAATACAGTAAGTATAAACAAAAAAAAGCCTGCGGTTTACAAGTCAAAGCAAAGTATGTAGATGGTATTAAATTTCCATCAACCCCTACAATGGAATTGGGTAATTTTTTTGAGTTCATGGCGACTGGGTGCTTACCGAGAACTGGCGAAATACCTACTCCAGAAATGGTTTACAAAGGTACTGCAAAAGAGAAATTAGCAACTGATTATGAAAGAGCCAATGCAAGTGCCGAGTTCTTTAAAAAAGTAGTTGACCGATACAAAATTGAAATCCTTGAAACTGGAAAAATAATCACTAAAGAAAACCGAACTGGCATTTTAGATATAGTGGCTAAATTTCAAAATAGGTTATGCGTTATTGATTTAAAGTATAGCGGACTATTAGAGGACAAATGGAATGAGTTAGGGTGGGAAACTGAATCTTTGCCTTATAAAGATAATTTAATGATACAAGCGGTACACTACACTATTCTATTAGCCGAAGTATGCGAAGTAGATTATGAGGATATTGACTTTTATTTTTTCATATTCAATTCAAAAGACCCAGAGGATGCTAAAATCATTAAAATAAATATTGACCCTGATGTTTATGAAAGTCATTTAGAAGCGGTTGACAAAATTTATGAAGAAGTGGTTTTAAATAATCACAACTTTAAGGCTTACCCAAGTCTAAAACTTTGTAATAGTTGTCCGCTTACTGATTGTAAACACAAAATAACTGTTCCAAATATAGAACAAGTCTATTATACGATATAATGATAAATGAAAGAGAAATAGATTATGCAATTAGTTTAATTCAAGCAGATATTCAATACTATATTCGTTATAAATCTCAATTAAAAAAGTTTACAGCTGATAATAGAAGTGATATATCTAAAGCAAATATGATTAAGATTTTTTCAGAAATAGAAAAGATAACATTGCATATTCAAAAACTTAAAAACCAAGAACAAGAACTTTTAAAACTTTTAGATAAAATTTACTATGGAAACAACACCGATTAACAACGCCCCTGCTCCGAAAAGAGAATTATCATTGATTGATAAGTTTTCTCAAACTATGGGTATTTATGAGCAAAAGAACCTTGCAGAACTACTTCAAAATTCAAGTTTTACTCCTGCCAAGTTTAAGCAAGTAGTGATTACTGAAATTAAGAAAAATGTAAAATTGCAAGAAGCTTTTTTGAAAAATCCAGCAAGTTTGTTCGCAAGTATATTACATTGTGCTGAACTTGACCTTTCTCCAAGTCAAATGATAGGCGAATTTTTCTTTATTCCTTTCAAAGATACCATAACACCAGTATTAGGATATAAAGGTCTTATAACGCTTCTATTGAGGTCGGATAAAATTAAGAAGATTTGGACTGAAGTAGTTTATGAAGAAGATGACTTTATTTACGAAATGGGTTTAGAGCCAAAATTAGTACACATACCTAATCATGATGCAGATAGAAGTAACTCTAAAATAAAATTTGTGTATGCTTGTGCTAAATTAGAAGATAATGAAGTTACTTTTAAGGTAATGTCAACTAAAGAGGTAAAAGGTGTTATTAATACCCTTAAAGTTTCAAATGAATTATACTTTAATGACAAAAAAGACCCAGAGAATTGGATGATTAAAAAAGTGGTTTTAAAACAATTAGCTAAAACGCTACCTAAACAAGATGACCGATTGAAAAAAGCTATTTCTACCGATGATAATGTTGAAGGTGGAAGCTATTTAATCATAGATGATAATGATAACGTTAGAATGGTGCAAGGGAATATAATAGGTACGAGAAAAAATAGCCTTTATAATGCCTTGAATACAAAAAACGAAGCTGAACTAATTAGTGAATAATTTTTATTACATTTGCTATTCAGATTTTGCTTTCTGCAAAGCCAAAACACCTGACCTATTTCAAACTTATTTTAAATTAAATTGTTAAGAAAAAAAATGACCGAGTAAAATCGGTCTTTTTTTTATTTTATATTTTTATAGAGCCACCTATATAATTATTACTGAACATGTATATTGTAGTTCCAGAATAGGTAAAAATACCAACATTAAGAGTATTTAAAGCATCTACATATCCTTGAATAGTTGCAGTAACATTATTGAAAAAATATTGTAACAATGTAGATGGAGCTGAAACACTATAATATCCGAAAACCCAAGTAGAAGTAGTAAAAGTTTCTCCTGACATATCAAACTCGTAAACAGTTTTTATATTGTTTAAAGCATTTGGGTCTTGAATAACTCCTAATATAGAAATTGGTAATTCTGAAGGAACATTATTTGTTATTTTTAAATTTATAGCTGTTATCATATTTTATTTTTTCTAATTAAATAAGTTACAAATATGCCTATTAAAACTATTGAACCCCACTTAAATACTTGGTTGCTTACTAATTTTTTGTCAGTTACAAAGTTTACATAATGCTCACAATTAAAATTTATAAAGTCATATTTATAACCTTTCAAAGCTTCATACATTTGGGTCAAGTCCTTACTTCCTAAATTAGTTTTACTTACTGAAATAATATCTTTTCCTTTTATGTAACTTTCAAGCGGTTCACAAATTAGATTGCCACCATTTGAATTTATTTTATCGGTTTGCAAATGATAAATATAAAGGCTATCTCCTTGTTTTTCTACAATTGCATAATGATATAATATTGGCAAAATATCTACTTTCAGTTTGATTAAATCCCCAGTTTCAAGTTTAGATATTGTATGCTCTCTATTTTGTATTTTAATTTCGTTTAAATCACTTAAATTATATGACATCTTTAAATTGTTTAAAAAAATCATTATCAAAAAAAGAAGTTGCAGAAACATAATCTCTTAATGCAAGTTGATTAACATAAATACTCATATAAATAGATTCATTTGGCAAAACATTTATATCAAAAGTAGTCTGTCCATTTAAAACAACATCATCTTTTGACATTTTAAAAAAAACTGATTTTTGATATTGATAAGGGTCAACAGTTGGTTTTTGCTCAAACGATTTTATATAACCATTAACATCATATTTTTCTACTTTAAAACCATTTAATATTTGAGAATTTGAATTGGCTTTCATGTATATTCCATCAACTCCATAAACAAAACTACCCATAGAATTTAAAATAGATTCATAGGAAGTTCCATCGGTACTTACTACCGAAATTACACCATTTGTGTATGTGGTCGTTGTTGCAACTACTGTTCCCATTTTATTATTTTTCTACTTCTTCTTCAGCAACTACACTACCTTTTTTATTCATAGCTTTTAATAACCCTGTTTTTTTAGATATAAGCACTTTAACTCCATTTTCTTTTAAAATAATAGCACTTAATTTATCTAATTCAGCTTTATTTTCGCCAGAATTAATAGCTTCACGCATTGCTTGAAGTCCTACAACGGCATTTTCTTTTTCTTTTTTTACATCTTCAGTAGCTTCTTTTGGCTCTGCATATTTATTGTTAACAGATTTTTCCGCATTGTCTTTTTTAGGCTTAAATATCCATATTAATCCTAAAGCCACACCTAATGTTATCAATAATGTTTTTACTTCTTTATTCATCGTTTTTTTAATTTTATAAGCATTAAAACGTATATTAAAACACCTATTCCAATTCCTGCGTAAAGATACTTTTTTTTATTATCATCTTCTGAAATAAGTTTTTCTATTTTTGCTTTGTCAATATATTGAAAAACAATTTTTTGTCTTTCTAATTCGCTACTTACTTGTTGAACTTTTTGCAACAATTCCGCTTGCTTTTTAGCATCTAATTGAGAAATTTCTTTTTCAAATCTTTTTTGGTCTTTTTTAGCTGATGAAGCAAAAGCAATTTGAACAACAGTAGTCGCAACAAATGAAATAGCTTCAGAATAGCCACCTAAACCACCGCCTTTTGCTCCGCTTGTAGCACTCGAACCAACTCCGCTTGTAGTTGATTTAGCACCGCCTAATATCCCATCAAATAATCCCATTACTATTGTTTTTTATAACTTCCACCTATTAAAGCTACTCCATAAATTAATGAAATTCCCAATCCACTACCTGCTACATAAATCCATGTGTCTTTTAGCCTTTGAGTACTTTCCTTTTGAAGTGCAATCTTATATCCCAACAAAGAATCAGCAAGTATTTTTGTTCTTTCTGTTTCTCCAAGTAATTTTAATTCTTCGTATTTAAGTTTTTCTTGCGAGGTTAAGTTTGCCAAAAACATTGCTTTTTGTAATTCTCTTTGTTTTTTAGCTTCTTTTTTAGCCTTTGCTCCACCTATAACACTTGTTATGACTGAAACACCTATTCCTGCTACTGCTACATAACTCATTTCTTGTTATTTTAATTGTTTATAATTATCATATTCCTCAAATGAAGAAACTACAAATTTTTCTTCTAACTTATCTATGTTTTCTTCTCCATCTGGATTAGGATGCACATTTACAAAAACAGAATCTTCAACTGCAACTACAACTCTTTTTGTTCCTGCTGGGGATTTTCCATAACAAGGTGCAACCATTTCTTGAACTCCGTTTTCAGTACATAACATTAATTTGCCTTTCAACAAAAAAAATGCGTGGTCGTGCTTATGAATTTTACCAATAGCAAAAACGCCTTGTTTTAAAAAAATTTCTCTTACATAAATACCATCACAAAAAGTATGAGTTAATGGTAAAGCTTCTGAATTACCAATAATAACATCTGGAGAACCACTATTTATTAATAGTTTTTCAAGATATTCAACTTGTTCATGAAAATTTGAGCCATCTTGGTTAAAAAAAACATCGCTTTCTTTGGTTGCTATTTCTTGGTTTGTCATTTTAACCTATTTTATTAATTGTCAAAGTAGCCGATGGACTATCTGGTTTGCCAGAAGTACCAGCAGTAGCACTTAATTGAACATCACTACTATTTGTAAAACCATAAAAATATAATTGTTCTGTACCATCTAATTCTAAAGTAATATTATAATTAAATAAAATAAAAACATCTGCATTTAATTTATATATTTTATTTGAATCGCTAATGTTATCATTTGCATTTTGCATCCAAATATTAACTTGTCTTAACGAAGCATCTTTATTGTTTAATTGTAAAGACAAATTAAAATTATAAATTCCTGCTTCTGAAACAGTTATTTTTCTATCAGCATCAGTAATTGTTATACCATTTCGTACTATTAAATTCCCAAATGATAATACTATATTATTTGTTGCATTAAAAACTTGGTTTTGTCCGCTTAAAGCATATAGATATATATAATCTGTTGTTGGTGGTGTAGGTGGTATTACAATATAATCGCTTAAATCTTGGACATTTCCCCTAACATCTTTGACTTTCATTACATCATCATCTCCATCAACAAAAATAGCCAAGCTATTCCCATCTGGCGATTTTATATTGTTTGCACTTGATTTTGTTACATTTCCCATTTTTTTTATAAAATTTGATATACGCCACAAATATCAAAGTGGCTTGTTATTGTTGTTGCACCTACTGGCGTATTAAATTTCCAATTCAAATCAGTTGTACTTCCAGAATAATATAATTTGTGTATTGTTGAACTAATTGACAAATCTGTAATGCCTGCAATGTGATATAACGAATTACCAGTTGTTTGGTGTAGTGTTCCATTTGCTTGTCGCATTGTTTCTACGCTTGCAAAAGGTAATGTTATTTGATATTGACCAGTACCAAAATTAGTACAGTCAGCAAAATCAACATAAACTCTAAAAAAACAAATGTTTGGAGCTATCATAGTATAAGAGCCTGTTGCTGTTACACCATCCAATGTTCCAGAAGCATCTGTAAACAAAGGATTAAATGATTGTGATGAAGGATTTACATAATCGCTTAAATCTTGCACATTTCCCCTAACATCTTTAACCTTAATTGTATTGTCATCTCCATCTACAAAAATAGCCAAACTATTCCCATCTGGAGATTTTATATTGTTTGCACTTGATTTTGTTACATTTCCCATTTTAGCTAAATATTTTATCCCAATACCTTAAAACAAATCCATAAAGAATACCAACAACTGTTACACCACCTATGATTTTAGCTTTATAAGACTTATCTTCTTCAATATATTTCCTATGCTCATTAACTTGCTCTACAAGTCCTTTCTGACCATATTCCTTATTGCCTATTACTGTTTGGTTTAATTTTATTAATGAAATTTCCATTTCATTTAGCTTTCCATTCATTTTAGTCAACATATCTTTTATAAAAGTCATATCGCTTTCTGGAACGCTAATCATAGATTCTTTTTTACTTGCTCTTTCTATTGCCATTTTACAATCCTAATTTTTCTAAATGCTTGGATAACGGAACTACTTTAATTTTTTTCAAAGGTTTGTTTTCTTCAATTTGATAAAAACCTAAACCTACGCCTTGTTTTTTATTGTTATCTTCATATTTGAAAATAAAGCAACAAACTTGACTTACATTAGTTTCGCTTTCTTCAGCACATTCAATTAAACTTTTTTTCAAAAAAGGACTTGCTAAAGCTTCATAGCCAAACATATCCAATTTTTTGTCCATAATTTGTAAAAACCTAACTTCTTCTTCTTCAATATAGTTTTTACACATTTTGTAAATCACACTACCATTTGGGTCATCTGATACTTTAATCTGAACCTCAAGGTCTTTTAAACCATAATTTTTAGCATATTTTTCAATACCTGTAAACATGATTTTTTTAACAATTCCTTCAATCATTATTTTGTATTTTAAGTTTCTTGATTCAAAAATACTATTTTATTCCCAATGCTTGAAACACTTTTGAATATTTATCTTTAAGTTTTTGATATTTTTCTCCAAAACCATATTCAGAAATTAAATCACTTGAATAATTAAATTTCTCTTTGTTGAATGTAATTGTAGAATTTACGTTCATAAAAACAATTTTTACAACTCCCTCAACTTCAATGTCAATTGGTTTTTGTTTCAATACATTATTTAAAAAAGAAGGTAAACTTTCTTTTAAATCATTAACGTTTATAATTCCAACTCCAGTTACTTCAAATGAACTATTTGGCTCAATTATAGTTTGTTTTTTAGACACTACATCTGAAAACTTTTTACCATTGTAGAATAATTTTAAATCAAATGAATTAATTATTAATTTGAAGTTTGACTTATTAGTTATTTCAATAGTTGCACTTACTTTTACATCGTTACCGCTAATACCTAAATACTTGAAATTCTTAATTTTATAATCGTATTTCATTGCCAAATCAACTTGGTATTTGAAGTATCTATATAATCCAAAACCAGCCAATCCAATTCCACCTATTATTAATGCTTTTTTTAACATAATTTTATTTTTTTGCTATTATATACAATCCAACCAATAACACCAACGAACCTAATCCAATGTAAAGATATTGCTCTTTATAACTCGAAGGCAAAACATTTGATTCTGATATTGTTGACTTTCCAGTTAATATTTCAGCACTTTCAACTAACCTCTTATATTCAATGTCATTTCTACAATCTAAAGTTGAAAAAAGTTTTTCTAATCTTAAAATGTAGTATGGTAATAATTGTTCTCCCAAAACCCTTCCTAAATATTGTTTTTTGTTAGGTGTTTCATTTCTATATTTTTGTGGCAAGCTTTTATTTATATGCTCTATAAATGAATTTAAAAGTTTTTTTATAGATTCTGGTTGTGTAGATTCTAACATAGTATAACCTCTCAACTTTTCAGCTTTTAAATAAGCTAAATCATCTTTTGCTTCTTTTATGTTTGCATCTATTTTTATACAATTTTTCTCAAAAGCAGAATATTTTTTTTCCAACTCTTGTTTTAAAAAAATAGTTCTTAAATCTTGGCTTGCAATACCACTATCATATAAAAATTGTAAATCAATTGCCATTACTTTTTCTTTTTAACGATTACTTTTAAAACAAGTATAGATAAAACACTTATACCCAAAATAATTCCAAAACGAATTACTTTTTGTTTTTGAATTTCAGAACTTTTGTCTTGTTTTTTAAATTCTTCTTCTTGAGTATTTAAAAAATCATCTATTCTTGAAACTGCTGTTGGGTCATATATTAAACCTTGCTTTTCCATTTTATTTTTCTTTTTTGAAAATTAAATAAGCACCAACTGCTCCCACAATTAAAATCCAATATGGAAAAGGTTTTTTCTTTTGACTTAATGCTGTTTCTTCAGTAGCTCCTGCTCCACCACCTCCACCACCAGTTAAACTACCTAAAAAAGCACCTAAATTTGGCAATATAGTAGTTGTATTGGTTGTAGTAGTAGTGCTTGTATTTGTAGGTGTTCCTAAATTTGGTTCAACAATTTGACTTGTTCCTGTTGTTGACGTTGACATACATTTAGTCATAAATTCCTTTTTAGAACTTTCCATTTCCTCATTACTTCCAAATTTAACAACTGAAGAATATTCTTCCCATTTTTTTAAACACTCTGGGTACATACCACCTTGAATAGTAGTATCAGTTGCTTTTGGCGGTTTTGTATCTGGGTCAATTCCTAATGGCGGAGGACTATAAACTGGTTTTGGGTCTGTAACTAAACTTGTTGATTGACCTACACTAACGCCTAAATCATCATTTACTGTTAATACATTTAAACCAGAACCACCAGTAGTTGTTTGGTTGTCTAACATATCTGCTGTCATTCCTTTTGGTATCATATATTTATATTTTAAATTATTTTTCTAATGTAAATCCTGCTGGCTCTACTACTTTTCTAATCTTATCTTTCAAAGCACCATCTCCAATTTCTAATTCATTGTTTAACCATGTGATTAAATCAACATTTGTACTGCCAATCCATGAATCTGGAAGATACCATTTTTCACTTGGAGTACCACCATTTACAGTAGAATATGAACGCTTGCCAAAAGCATTATAAACCATTTTAAAATCCTCTGGCTTAATTTTTGAAAAAACAGTACTTATTGTGCCTTTATCAGTACCCCAAGTATAGTTAAATGCTTCAAAAAGATTTTCTGCATAGTTTTTAGCGGTTTGATTACTTATGGTAGTTTTTTCTGTATCAATATCTTGTTCAACAAATTTGCCACCAGATAT